GAACTGGAACTGTTACTGGAACTGGAACTGTTACTGGAACTGGAACTGTTACTGGAACTGGAACTGTTACTGGAACTGGAACTGTTATATCCCCTAACGGGGATATATATAATAGCGCCGCCCCCGCCGCCGTTGACGTAGAACTTTCCAAGATCGTCCAGCATTATCAGCAGGCTGTTGGGGACTTCCCGCGCTCTGCACTGGACAAGCTGCAGAAGTGGAGGCAGGAGTACAGCACGGAGATGATTTTGCTGGCGATCGACAAGGCTGCAGAGGCCGGGAAGCGCTCGTGGAACTACATCAACGGCATCCTGTCTGGCTGGCAGCGGGACGGGATACGCACCCCGGGGGATGTGGCAGCGAATGAGCAGCGCCGACAAGAGCAGCCTCGCGGGAAACAAGCCACAGAAAGCACCGCAGAAGCATACGCAAATATTTTCAAGGGGGTGAAACCGTGACAGTGGAGATGATGACAAAGCTCCTTGCTGACGCTGAGGCCTATTTTGGACGGCCTCAGACCGCAGAGAACCGCACAAGCATCGCGGAGATCTGGGCGAACTCATCGCTCAAGGATGTGCCGGATGAGATGGCCTATAAGACATTCCACGAGGTGATTTCGGAGTGCAGCTGGCAGAGCCAGCTTCTCCCGGCGTGGAAAAAGGCCATCGAAAAGGCCCAGGGTGAGCAGATGCTGGCGAAGCACTGCCTTGCTGCCCGCACCCGGACGCTCAAGTCCAGGGCAGAAAGAAAGCTTCTTGGGCAGGCAAGCCAGAACGGAGGACGAAATGCCTAGATACAAAGTCATTGTAGAGTGCAGCGGCCCGCACGGGAACGCGGCGCTTACATACCGCATCAACGCCGCGAGTCAGTTTGCGGCAGAGTTCCGGGCCTGCCAGCTGGCGGGCGACCATTACCCCGAGTATCGGGACATCAAACCGGTGAGGACGGAGGTGCTGAAAAATGGATGAAGTGAGGTTGATTAACGCAACCCCTCTTGAAAAAGAAATGCGAGAATATTCCCGGTATATTGGACTCGAAACCACAAACGAGTGCGAAAGCACCGCTGAATGTTGCGCAGATATGGTGAGCGAGGCGCCCACCATCGACCCGGAAACCCTGCGGCCGACATGGCGCGACCCTGAAAAGAACCCTCCGAAGGTCGAAACCGAAGTGCTGGTGCTGGTTGACTGTGGGAAAGGATACTGCATCACAACGGCCTTTTATGAGGATGGAACTGTTTCTCAGTACGAAAGCCTCTGGCAGTGGGAAGATGTCGATGATTACGGCATTTATGACGAAGAAGAGGACTTGTATAGACTCCCGAAAGGCTGGTGGGAATACCGCCACTTTACCCCGGATGATGCACTGGAATGCCCGATAGATAAGCCGGTTGTGGGCTGGATGCCGATGCCGCCGAAGGTGTTGAAAAATGACGATGACGCCGTGTAAAGACTGCCCCACTCGTCACCCGGCGTGCTACGACACCTGCCCCAAGTACGCCGAGTTCAAGCGCCAGCGAGGCGCAGAAGCCGCTTACACCCGCGAGATGCTGGACACAGGCAAAGTCTACCACTACGACCACGAGGACCGTCACCGGGAACGGGGCCGTAAGAAATACATGGGAGCGAACGGAGGTGCGGACAGATGAAGCGGACTGCAAGTAAATGGGTTGACCCATCAAAGAGACTGCCTCGTAGCCTGAAGCCCGTCCTCTTTGTAGAAAAATCGCTCTTCCACGAGGAAGCAGTGGTCGGATGCTATGACTCCACCTATAAATGCTGGACGATTTTAGAGCGTGGGTACAGCATCACAAGATCTATTCCAACCGAAAACGTGCGGTGTTGGATGCCGAAGCCCAAGCCGCCTAGAAAGAGGGAACCTGCAAAAGCGAACGGAGGAGCGGACAGATGAAAGTGCTTATCGCCTGTGAGGAATCACAGGAAGTATGCAAGGCATTTCGGGCAAAAGGCCACGAAGCCTACTCCTGCGATATTCAGGAGCCGTCCGGCGGACATCCCGAGTGGCATATCTTGGGCGATGCGCTCAAGGCTCTGGAGGGGGGGCGAGTCGTGACAATGGACGGCGTAACGCATGACGTTGGCAAGTGGGACTTGCTCATTGCACACCCTCCCTGCACTTATCTAAGCAACGCCGGAGCAAGGCATCTTTGGAAAGGGCATGAGCTTCAGGCAGACCGTGTGATGCTTGGCATTCAAGGCCGAGACCTGTTCATGCGTTTCTGGTGGGCAGATGTTCCACGGATTTGCATAGAGAACCCAGTGCCAAGCCGGGTATTCTGCCTGCCGAAGTATGCGCAGAGCGTTCAGCCGTATCAGTTTGGTCACCCATACACCAAAAAAACCTGTCTTTGGCTCAAGGGTCTGCCGCCGTTGACCCCAATTAACATTGTAGAGCCTGTTGCTACATGGTGTCCGTCCGGCTCGTATAGTCATAAACACGATGCAAAAAATAAGGGAATGTTTACGACTGATCGGGCGAAGAACAGAGCCAAAACATTTCCGGGAATCGCAAAGGCAATGGCTGAACAGTGGGGGTAAGCAGATGAAACCGAAAACGAAATCCGAGCTGATGGCCGAATGGGCCAGCCAGCCCGACCAGCTCAAAAGAGAGCGGGAGGTAAAGGCCATCCGCAAGGCGATGGACGATGCCCGCGCCGTGATGCAAGACGGTCTGACCCGGTACGTCAAGAAAAAGACCAAAGCCCGTAGCATGGCAAAGGCTGAAGCTGACCCCTTTGCTGAACTGGAAGGCTGGGAAAGCATGGAGCAGATCCAGGATGCCTACGGCTACGGCGAGATCACCGCCGACAGGCGGGACAAACTCACCGACCTGTGGGAAGCCCGGGAAGCTGCCAGGAGCAGCCGCAAGGGCGCGGACAAGTACCACGACCTTGTGACGGAGATGTTGGAAACCGCCATCCGCCGGGTGGGCAATGAGTACGCAGATATGCTATTTGAGTATGACCAGCAGCGCAGGGAAGCTGAAAAGCAGTGCGAGCAGCTGGCAATGGAAGGGATGATGAAAAAATGAAAGCTGTTCTGATAAGCATCAAACCCAACTGGTGCAAGTGGATTTTGAGCGGAAAGAAAACCCTTGAGGTACGAAGAACCCGCCCAAAACTTGACACACCGTTCAAGGTATACATCTACTGCACCCGTTCATATGACTGGCGCATGAAATTGCCCAAAATCGGGATGGAGAAGATGAACGGCAAGGTGATTGGCGAGTTTGTCTGTGATTCCATTGAAGAGGTCGATATTTCATATCCGGCATATCAGGACAGACTGGGTGAACGTTTTACAAAAGATTCATGTGTGCCATATTTCCAACTGCACCGTTACGCATCCAAAAACAGACTTCATGACAATCTGTTTTTCTGGCACATTTCAGAACTTAAATTTTACGATAAGCCTGTGAAGCTTAAAGATTTTTGGGCGATACAACCCTGTACGCATCGCGGAGACTGCTGCACCTGCCGCAGATGGGATGCAAAAAAGCTGATTTGCCGTGGAGAAGCGTTCGGGATCGAACGTCCGCCGCAAAGCTGGTACTATGTGGAGGATGGCAGATGAAACTGACCCTCTACGGCGACCCCCGCACCAAGAAAAATTCCGCACGCATTCTCCGCACACGCTCCGGGACCCCATTCGTGGCCCCCAGCAAGGTTTATGTGGATTATGAGACGGACTGCCTGCGGCAAATCAAAAAGCCGCACAGCCCCATCTCTGCCCGCGTGAACGTGAGGTGCGTGTACTACATGAAGACCGCCCGCCGGGTCGATCTGGCAAACCTCATCGAAGCGACCACGGACATTCTGGTAAAAGCCCGCGTGCTGGAGGACGACAACAGCAAAATCGTTGCCGCCCACGATGGCAGCCGGGTGGATTACGACAAACAAAACCCCAGAGTGGAGATCTGGATTGAAGAAATGGAGGAGTAATATGGGACTTGCAACGCTTGGCTTTTTAAGCTTTTGTTTTGTACTGTTTGCCGGATACTTGCTTATTCTTTGGCTTGCAATGGAAGAACCTGAAATTGTGATTCCGGCTGTAATCGTAGCACTTTCTATTTTTATTTTTTATACCACGGGAGGGAATGCGGCATGATCCACACATGGACACCTGACACCGACACGCCAAATCCCAGCACTGGCGTGGACTACCACACCGTCAAGTCGTGGTTTAAGCAGCTTCGGACTATGGACGACCGAATTGACCGTATCCAGCTGGACATCCGGCAAGCGCATGACAAGGCCACGAAGTGCACTGCCAGCATGACCGGAATGCCCGGAGGATCCGGGCACGGAGACAAAATCGCATTTTGCGCCGAAGAAACAGACGAAAATGAGCGCAAGATGAAAGAGCTGCAATCCGAGCTCGAAGTTTTGCGGATGGAAGCAAAGCGCCGAATCAAGTACATTGCAGGCACCAAAAGCAGTGACATGATGCAGGCATGCTTGTATGGCTACTACGTCCATAACCAAAAGCAGATCGTTGTGGCCCGCAGTCTTGGTCTGCCAAACGAAAACCGCGTTTCTTTGTATGTGCGGGATGGATGCAAGCAGCTTGCGCAGATTTGGCACCAATTTATGTAATTTTCTTACATGTTGTCGTTATTGTTGTTACATGTGAGATGTGGTAAAATTAGTATAAGCGGAACCGCCGAAAGCGGTGAGACGCTTGCCACGCAGCCTCCGAAACGTGTCCCTTCTTGGCATTTTCCTCCTTTTCTGCTTGCAGGTACTGGGCTTTGCTCTCTTCACGTTTCGCGGGCTGCTTCTATGCGATACACTGACACAAAGGCAGCCTGCCGCTCATGAGAGACAGGAGGCGGTTCGATTCCGCCGTATCGCACCGTATGGCGCATGGACTAGACAACCCGCAAGGTCGCACGTGTAACCTCCCGTGCCAAGAAAAGGCCTTAGAATCCTTGCCAAGGTGTAGCTTTCCTGACAGGATGTGCGCCAACCAACAGCCCCGGCGGCGAACCGGAGCTGTTTTTATATGGCCGCCTGAGCGCAGTTTGGAGCGCGGCGCGTGTGTGTAGACACGGCTGGTTCGATTCCAAGGGCGGCTTTTATACTCCAGTAGCTCAAGTGGTAGAGCAGCGGTCTCCAAAACCGCATGTTGCAGGTTCGAGCCCTGCCGGGAGTGCTTGCGCGCCCTATGAGGGGGCCGCGCAATAGCGGGGCATCTGGCCGCGAAAGTTCCAGATGCAGCAGTGCCCACCGTTTGACGCCTGTCCAACGCACTGAATGCACGGGTGCTGCTTATATGCCGTCATAGCTCAATTGGCAGAGCGCCGCCCATTTAAGGCGGGACAACGTTGGTGACACCACGGGAACATCACTGCACAGCCAACCACTGCGCACATCCGTTCCGTGGGTGCTGGTTCAAATCCAGCTGGCGGCACATTCGATATTTTGACCGTTCGGATTTCCGGGCGGTTTTTCTTTTGCACGAGTTTAGAGAGGTGGTGGCGGTGGCCTACAGCAAAAACAAAAGGATAGGCAGACCGCCCGTCTTTGAGAGCAAAGAAGAACTTGAGAAAAAAATCGAAGAGTTCTTCAAGAGCTGCGAAGGGAGCGTCCTAGAAGACGAAACCGGAAAGCCCGTTTTGGACAAATACGGAAACGTGATAAAAATCGACGAACGTCCAGAAACGGTCACCGGTCTAGCTTTGGCGTTGGGGTTTAAGTCTCGGCAATCTTTGATTGACTATCAAGGAAAGGCTGAGTTTTCTGACACGATAACGCGCGCGAAACTACGGTGCGAGAGATACGCCGAAGAACGGCTCTATGATCGTGACGGAAACGGCGGCGCAAGATTCAGCCTGCAAGTTAATTTTGGTTGGAGCGATAAGCCGAAAGAAACGGAGCAGGAAGAGCGTCACGATGATGGTTTGATAAAGGCATTGAACGCTGCCGCAGACCTCAGCCCGCCGGATGACGTGGAGATGCTGCCGGAGGAAGAGGACGACCATGCGGAAAAGTAACGGTTTTCGATGGAAAGCCCTCAGTCAGCGGCAAAAGATGGTTCTTTGCTGGTGGACACCGCAGAGCACATACAGCGGCTACAACGGCATCATTGCCGATGGCGCTATCAGATCTGGAAAGACCTTTGCCATGAGCTTCTCTTTCGTTCAGTGGGCCATGACCTGCTACAGCGGCCAGCAGTTTGCCATGTGCGGAAAGACCATTGCCAGCTTCCGGCGCAACGTGCTGGGCACGCTCAAGCAGCAGCTTGCAGCCCGGGGGTTCAACGTCAAGGAGCACCGGGCGGAAAACTGCATGACCGTCAGCAAGGGCGGCAAAGTTAACGAGTTTTACTTTTTCGGCGGCAAGGACGAGAGCAGCCAGGACCTGATCCAGGGCATTACCCTTGCCGGGGCATTCTTCGACGAGGTGGCCCTGATGCCGCAGAGCTTCGTCAATCAGGCCACGGCCCGTTGCTCTGTCACCGGGTCAAAGTTTTGGTTCAACTGCAACCCAGGCAGCCCGCAGCATTGGTTTTATCTCGAGTGGGTGCGGAAATGCCGTTCCCGCAAGATGATGTATCTCCATTTCACGATGGACGACAACTTGTCGCTTTCCGAGGACATCAAGGCCAGATACCGCAGCCAGTACAGCGGCGTCTTCTATCAGCGCTACATTCTGGGCCTGTGGACGGTGGCCGAGGGCCTTGTATATGACATGTTCGACCGCAAGAAGCACGTTGTTGATGTGCTGCCGGAGCTGTCACCAAAAAGCGCCTATGTGGCGTGCGACTTTGGCACCCAGAACGCAACGACCTTTTTGCTGTTCCAAAAGCAGGCAGATGCAGACTGCTGGACCGTCACCCGGGAGTACTACTACAGCGGCCGCGAACAGAAGCGGCAAAAGACCGTGGGCGAGTATGTTGCAGACCTCAGGGCATGGCTGAATGGTCTCAAGCCGGAGAGGATCATTGTGGACCCGTCGGCCCTGCCGCTGATCACAGAGTTGCGAAAGAACGGCTTTACCCAGACCCCGGCAAACAACGACGTGATGAGCGGTATCTTGGACGTGCAGACTATGCTGCACACCGGGCGGCTGAAGATTTACAAAGACTGCAAGCACACGCTGGAAGAGTTCGGCGTGTACGCTTGGGACCCGGACAAAGACGACACCGTGCTGAAGGTCAACGACCACTGCATGGACGCTATCCGCTATTTCGTGCGCACAAAGCGCCTTGTAAAACTGAGGGATTGATTTTGAGCACTGTATACACATTCCAGACCTTCCAGCAGGCGCAAGCCGCTGGGGAACAGCCTGATTTCATCCGGCGGTTCGTGCAGCAGCACTGCGCTTCCGAGCCGTACAAGATGGCGCTGGACGCCGACCTGTACGATGCCCAGAAAAACCCGGGAGCTGAGCGCTTCGCGCAGGCTTACGCTTTGATGCTGAAACGCCTATCCAAAAACACCAAGCAGGACACCCCACACCCCGATATGGTCAAGAGCAATCTTTTCCGGCGGCTCAACAAGCAGCGGGCGACCTACTCCCTCGGAAACGGCGTGGTCTTTGCGGACGATGGCGTGGACAAGGACAGGCTGGGGCAGAGCTTTGATGAGCAGATCCAGAAAGCCGGGTATTTCGCCCTGATCCACGGTGAGAGCTTCGGATTCTGGAACAACGACCATCTGGTTGTTTTCAAGCTGACCGAGTTTGCGCCCCTGTACGATGAAAAGACAGGCCTTTTGCAGGCGGGTGTGCGCTTCTGGCGGCTGAACCCGGACACGGATATGCACTACATCCTGTACGAGCTGGACGGCTTTACCGAGTACACGGAAAGCAAAATCGGCAATGTGATGCAGGAGACAACGCCGAAGCAGGCATACAAGAGCGTGACCGTCACCACACCCGGCGGCGGGCTGGAAAGCGTGGAGGGCGAAAACTACAGCGTTCTTCCCATTGTGCCGCTGTGGGGATCCGACCTGCACCAGAGCACCATTGTGGGGCTGAAAGCCTACATTGACAACACCGATCTGGTGATGTCCGGCTTCTGCAACGACTTGCAGGACTTTTCGCAGATCTACTGGCTGTGTGAAAACTTCAACGGCATGACCGATGACGAGCTGCAGGAGTTCCTCGTCAAGCTGAATCTGTACCACATTGCAGGCGCAGACACCAGCGAGGGCGGAAAGATCACCCCCTACACCACCGAGATTCCCGTGACGGCCCGGCAGGCTCTGCTGGAGCTGCTCCACACCCGGGTTTATGAGGACTTCGGCGGTCTGGATGTGCACTGTGTCAGCGCGAACAGTACTAACGACCATCTGGATGCAGCCTATGAACCGCTGAACCAGAACGCGGACGACTTCGAGGCGCAGGTCAAGCCGTTCATCCGGCAGATCTGCGCACTGGCTGGCTTTGACAACGCTATGCCGACATTCAGCCGCAGCAAGATCACCAACACGGCCGAACAGGTCAGCATGGTGATTTCCGAGGCGCCCATCATCGGGCAGGACATGGCCATTGACCTGCTGCCCAACCTGACCCCGGAACAAAAGGAGCAGGCCAAGGCTGCGCTGATGGCTGAGAGCGCAACACGGGAGACCGTGGAGGAGGAAGACGAAGATGAAACAGATGAAGCGTGATATTTGCGCCGCAGTTTTTGGCTTTTTCTTCGGCTGTGGAGTAAGCTCGTTTATCATTAACGTTGCAAAGCTTGTGATGCGCTTATGACCGACCGTGACCGCATCTCTACCCGCCAGCTGAACCGCCTGCGCCGCCGTATCCTCCGGGTGTATGGCACTGCCCGCCGGGAGATGCAGGAGCAGCTGACCGAGTTTCTTACAAAATATAAGCAACTGGACGAGCGCAAGCGGGCGCAGCTGGATGCAGGCGAGATCACCGAGGACGACTACCGCATCTGGTTACAAAATCAGGTCTTTCAGTCCGATTTGATGCGGGCAAAGCTGGACGGCATCACCCAGACCTGCACCACAGCCCAAGAGACGGCCTACAAGCTGGCCAGGGACGAGCAATACAACATCTTTTCCTTTGGCGCAAACTGGGCTTTCTACGAGCTGGAACAGGCCGCAGGCGTGACGTTCGGGCTGACCCTGTACAACACCGAAGCGGTCAAGCTCCTGCTGAAGGAGAACCCCAAGCTGGTGCCCAACAAGCGCATCAAGAGCGAGAGCAACCGCACCTATGACGCCCGGGTGTTTAACCGCTACGTCATGCAGGGCATCGTGCAGGGCAAGAGCGTCCACGACATCGCCGTGCAGGCCGTAAACGGCATGGCAGACACGGATATCCACTGGGCCATGAACAACGCCATCACAGCCCTTACAAGCGCCCAGAACGCCGGGGCTTTGCAGCAGATGCGCAACGCCCAGGCTTTGGGCATCGAGGTCAAAAAGCGCTGGAACTCCACCCACGACTACCGCACCCGTGAGATGCACCGCCTGCTCGACCAGCAGACGGCAGAGATTGACGAGCCGTTCAAGGTCATGGGTTACGAGATTCAGCGCCCCGGCGACCCCAACGCAGCGCCGGAGATGGTTTACCACTGCCGCTGCGTGCTGTCCTCTGCGCTGGGCAAGTATCCCCGGCAGAACGCCATGCAGCGGGACAATGTGACCAAAGAAACCACCCCCGTCATGGATTACACCGAGTGGTATAAATCCAAGGGCGGCACAGAAGCCGAGCAAATGTGGTGGGCGGAAGAGAGAAAACGGAGAAAGGAGAACGCAAAGCATGAAAAATAAGAAGTTTGGAATTGTCGTAATCAACGATGACTTTTTCTTGAACTTTTGCCGTGATTTTAAGCCCCCGTGTGGTTACATTAAGCCAAAACACGCGCGGCCTTCCTACGGAAATGGCGCAAAGCCGCATGGAGCACACAAACGCCTTATTAGGACAATGGAAGGATTCAGAAAATGAAAGAAGGGATGAACTGTGATCTTGCCGATGGAAAACACCGAAAAGATGATTTTTTCGGGCGTGGGCAAGTATGGCATCCCTGAAATCAAGCCAGAAACGGACATCCGCATTGACAAGCTGGAATGGATCCCGGTCAATTATGCGCTGACAGCCAAAGACAAGGCCACAAAAGGCGTGCATTTTTACAAGGACGATTACCAGTTTGAACGGTTCTGGAACAACCCGGACAAGTATATCCCGCTTTTGCAGCAGTTCGGCGCGGTATGTTCGCCGGATTTTTCGCTTTACAGCGATATGCCGCTTGCAGTGCAGCTTTTCATGCACTACAAAAAGCACTGGCTGGCTGCATACTGGCAGGCGCACGGCATCCACGTCATTCCAACGCTCTGCTGGTGCGGCGAGCAAAGTTATGACTGGTGCTTTGATGGTGAGCCCAGAAACGCCATCGTGAGCATTTCGAGCCACGGCACACAGTCTGACCCGTACGAAGCAGAATGCTTTGCCAAACACTGCCGCAAGGCGCTGGAAGTGCTGCAACCAAGCGGTATTTTGTGGTACGGCAAGTGCCCGGCAGAATTTGACTGGAACGTGACCAAAATCAAGCCGTTTCAATACGAGAGGAGGCATTACCGTGAGTAAAAGAGGTTCGGGCAGCTCTGCGAGAGCGGGCGGATTTGAAGTGGTTATTCAAGGGAAAAAGCAAACTTATTTTAGAGCAGCTGGAGGAGAATACAGAAATTTACAAGACCCAAGTCGTGTTATTTCTTCTCAAATGGCGCAAAAACTTTTTAAGAACAATAAAGTGTCGCCTTTATCCAAATCAAAAATGGATGAAATAAAGAAAAGACGGCAAAAAGAAAGGGACGCAAAGCCAGACTATGAGCTGGGAATGGGGATTCCCGGTGGAAATAAAGAATACAGAAAGACAGCAAGAAATAGCAGGCTTGTAAGCAGGATGCAAAGCAGGAGAAGAAGATAAGCCAATAAAATGAAATTCAACTACGACATCAAATTCACCGACAACACCCCGCAGCTGCATGAAGCTCTGGACTCATGGGCAGAGCGGGTGCTGACCATCTGGGGCATGAAAGTGCAGGACTACGCCCAGCTGCTTGTGCCTACTGGCACGGCAGACAGCACGGGCATTGAGGGCTATGTGGGCGGTGCGCTCAAGCAGAGCCTGACCTACGCCCTCGACCTTGCCAAAAAGACCGTGACCATCGGTTCAAATCTCTTTTACAGCGTCTATGTGGAGCTGGGCACGGGCATCTTTGCTGAGAAGGGCAACGGGCGCAAAACGCCGTGGGTCTGGAAAGACTTCAACGGCAAATGGCACTTTACCCGGGGCATGGCTCCCCGTCCGTTCCTCCGCCCGGCGGTGGAGGAGCACATCGAAGAGCTGCGAGAGATCGCAGTGGAAGAAGGAAACAAGGAGGCATAAAAGCATGACAGAACTTGAAATTTTGAGCGCATTGCTTGAAGTTGCTGCGAAAAGGCAGATGGAAGCCGATGAAGCATATCACAAAGCCGCCGAAGAGGTGGAAAGCATAAAGGCAGAAATGGTGAGAGTAAAAAACAAGCGAGAAAAAGAACTTGATGCTGTTGGTGAGTTGCTTTGCAAGGGAAGAACGGCACGAAAAGAACTTCAAAAAATTTGCGATGTTGCGTACGGCAATGAAGCCAAAATCAAAATTTTGGTGCATCTTCCAGCTTCTGAGCTTAACGATACAGATTTTCAGCTATACCTCTAAAATTTAATACTCAGCGGTTGGCGCACAGCGTCAGCCGCTTTTTTATGCCGTTTTAGCTCAGTCTGGCAGAGCACCGGACTTTTAATCCGGGGGCCGTGGGTTCAAGCCCCACAAGCGGCACCACACCGGCAGCACGTCCGGCAAATTAAACCTTATTGCCAAGCATGGCAGCCCGAGCAAGGGCAGAAAGGACTATCATATGGCACTCGAACGCAAGACTCTCCGGGCGATTCTGGAAGATGAAACGACCGACACCAGCGGCAAGCTCAAGAAAATTCTGGACGTGCTGCATGAGGAAACGGACACCTTGCAGAACCAGCTCGATGAGAAGAACGCAGCCCTCGCCAAAGCCGAAAAAGACCGTGATGCAGCCAACGGCGGCAAGGAAACCGCAGAAAAGGCGCTGACCGACTACAAGACCCAGCAGACCCAGAAGGACACCCACGCAGCCAAGGAAGCCAAGTTCCGGGAGCTGCTGAAGTCCGCCGGGGTGCTGGACAAGTATGCAGACCGCGTTGTGCGTCTGTCTGGCGAGGATATCGACAAGCTGGAGCTGGACGATAAGGGCGAGGTCAAGGACGCCAAGAAGCACACCGACAGCCTGAAAGCTGATTGGAGCGACTTCGTAGGCACTACGACCACCACCGGCGCAAAGGTGGACAACCCGCCCACCAATGCCGGCTCCAAAATGACCAAAGACCAAATTTTTGCAATCAAGGACGCTGGCGAGCGCCAGGCTGCGATTGCTGCAAATGCCGACCTGTTTACAGGCGGCGGAAAGGACTAATACATGGCAGCAAAAGAAAATATCACCATGACCACCGATATCACCGTAGCCGCGCGTGAAATCGACTTTGTGACCCGTTTCCAGCGCAACTGGGACCATCTGCGCACCATTCTGGGCATCATGCGCCCTATCCGGATGCAGCCTGGCACCGTGCTCAAAAGCAAGTATGCACAGGGCACCCTGCAGAGCGGCACCGTGGGCGAGGGCGAAGAGATCCCGTTCAGCAAGTACACCGTCAAGGAGAAGGAGTACGGCAAGATCACCATCGACAAGTACGGCAAGTCTGTCACCCTTGAGGCGATCCAGAATTACGGCTACGATGTCGCCGTGCAGAAGACCGATGATGAGTTCCTGTACGACCTGACCGCTCTGGTAACGGATAAGTTCTACAAGTTCCTGAACACCGGCACCCTGAAGGGCACTCCCAAGACCTTCCAGATGGCGCTGGCACATGCCAAGGGCGCGGTCGAGAACAAGTTCAAGACCATGCATCGCACCGTGACCGGCGTTGTTGGCTTTGTCAACGTGATGGACGTGTACGACTATCTGGGCAATGCCAATATCACCGTGCAGAACCAGTTCGGCTTCCAGTACATCAAGGACTTCATGGGCTACAACACCATCTTCCTGCTGTCCGACAGTGAGATCGCGAAGGGAAAGGTTATTGCCACCCCGGTAGACAACATCGTCATGTACTATGTGGATCCTGCGGATAGCGAGTTTGCCCGCGCAGGTCTGGTCTACCGGACCGCAGGCGAGGCAAGCAACCTCATCGGCTTCCACACTCAGGCAAACTACAGCACCGCAACCTCCGAGAGCTACGCCATTATGGGCGTGACCCTGTTTGCTGAGTATCTGGACGGTATCGCTGTCGAGACCATTACCCCGGGCGAGTGATCGCCCCTTTGTAAGGAGGACGCCCCATGACCGTCCCAGAGCTGTGCGTTTACACGCACAATTTTTTTGACCGGGCGGACGACCCCGTTGCCGGGGAGTTTGCTTTTGAGCCGGATACCGTGCCCGCCGGGGTAGTGCCGGGGCAGTATTTCCTTGTGTGCGGATCCATCTTCAACGACGGCGTGCACAAGGCCGGGGACGGCGATTTGACCGCCGAGACCTTCACCGGGACGGTACAGCCCATGCGCGTGCCGCCTGACTTCGTGGCGCTGGCTGAAAAGATTGACGCATACGACAAGGCGCTCCCGTCCGGCGGCGTGTATGTGTCCCAGTCCTTTGCCGGGTGGTCCGGCACGATGGCTACAGGCGCGGACGGCCTGCCTGCCGACGGCAAGACTCGCTATAAATCCGAGATCAATCATTGGAGGAAGATGTGACATGGTCAACGCGTTCACTGCATCCACCGTGATGCAGAGCTTTACCAAAAAATACCGTTTTCAGACCCGCAGCTATGAGCCGGACGGCGTGGGCGGCTTTGTTTCCGGCTGGAAGGACGGCCCCGAGTTTGAGGCCGTGGAGCGCCACGACACAACCGTGGAAGCTCAGGTGGCAGAGCAGGCTGACACCGCCTCCACCTATACCCTGCTGGTCAACACGGGCGTACCGCTGGCCTTCCCGGACTACATCAAGCGGGTGGACGGCGGGCAGACTTTCCAGATCACCAGCGCGGCAGATGAGGGCAAAGCCCCGCCGGAATCCGGCATGGGACTGCGGGCCGTAAAGTGCAAAAAGGCGGTGCTGCCGTAATGGGACCGTCTGAGAGCATCAACCGGGCGCTGAACACGTTTTTTAACGGCTTTGGCATCCCGGGCTATCTGGAAGATAACATTCCTCCTGCCGCTTCCCTGCCCTATCTGACCTACAAGCCCACCATCCCCGGCGGGTGGAACGAAACGGCATCCTTCCACGCCCGGCTGTGGTACCCCAGCAAGGGCGGCAGAGCCCCCATCCTGCAAAAAGAAGATACGATCAGCGCAGCCCTCGAGGACAGCATAACGCTTTCCTGTGAGGGCGGCGCTATTCTTTTGCAAAAAGGCACCCCATGGGCACAGCCCCTCGACAACCCGCCTGAAGGGTATCTGTGCGAATACCTCAATTTTGAAATCACGCAATTTTGCGAGTAAGGAGCAATATGGCAAGAAAGTTTACCAAGATCAGCGCAAAAGCATTCGAGTCCATGCAGATCAATGCCGGTGTCGTGCTGAACAAATTTGACCCGTCTGGCACGACCGAGATCCAGGACGCAGACATCATCTGCGCCACCTCCGGCGGCGTGACGGCAGAGTGCAAGCCCAACATCACCGACCTTGGCGATGATGTGGACAACTGCCAGAAAAACACCGCAGAGCTGATGCAGATCGAGGACTACGACTGCACGCTGGCCTTTACCGCCCTGAACGTCACAACGGACGTTATCAAGCTGGCGCTGGGCGCTGCGGATGTGAGTGACAAGAAAGTCACGCCCCGTATGACGCTGAATCCCACCGCCAGCACCGGAGACTTCAAGGACATCTGGTGGGTGGGCGATACCATCGACGGCGGCTTTGTGGCCGTCAAGCTGATGAACGCACTCTCCACCGGCGGCCTGTCCCTCAAGACCACCGACAAGGGCAAGGGCAATCTGTCCGTCACCTTGACCGGCTGCCCCCGGATGGGTGACGACGCCGTGCCTATGGAGTGGTACTACAGCCCCAAGGCCGCAGCATAAGGAGGACACCGCATGAAATTTTTGACAGAGCTGTCCGATGAAGAGTTTCTGCGCCACTGCTGGCAGATCGCCGATGTGGCAGAGGAGGTCTTGGAAAAATCCAAGATCATGGAGCTGCGCAAGGTTCTGCCGGTTCTGACCGGCGAGGAAACGCCGGAGGAGCTGGAACAGAAGAAGAAGGAGCAGGCAAAAAAGAACATTCAGGCTATGGCAAAAAGCTTGCTGTTCGACAATGCCGCTGCCACCGCAAAGCTGCTTCCGTTGCTCTATGAGCCGGACGTGGATGAAAACGGGGTGGTTGAAAACATCGGCCCGTTCAAGAAGATGCGCGCGGTAAAAGAGCTGCTGAACAACGATGATGTGATGGATTTTTTGCTCTGGTGTCTGCCGTTGGTGCTGGCGGGTACAGACGCCTGATTTCTTCCATCAGCCCGGACGCGCTGCGGCTGTTTGGCAGGCCGTATATTTTGCAGCACTGCCTGAACGCTTTGCGGCAAGAGCGCATCACACTCAGCTATCAGGCGTACATGACGGACGCTCTGGCGCACCTTATAGGCGCGGAAGAGCGGTGGTACGACATGGTGGCCGGGCTTGTGGAAAACCGCCCACAGCCGCCGCAGCCGTCCGCTGATGAAGTGATAGCACGCATTAAAAATGGCTTGAACGGGGGTGATGAAGCCTGAAAATTTTTGAATTGAGCGCCACCCTCGGGCTGGACGACAGTGCCTACCGGCAGGGCATCCAGAATGTACAATCCGAAACAAAAAAAACCGTTTCTTCGCTGTCAGGAGAGTACAGCAAGGCCGCAAAGGCCGTAGTGGAACTGACCAGACGTTACAACGAATCGGTGGGCAAGACCGGCAAAGCGTCCTCTGAGACCAAAAATCTCAAGACCATGTTGGCGCAGGCAGAAGCACAGCTCAGGGCAACCACGACCGCGCTGAAAGCTGCAAACAACGGCATGGATGGCTTTGCCAGCTCCACGGAGAAAGCGTCCGGCAAATCTCTGGCCGGTGCCATTGCGCAGGGCACGATCATGGCGGGCGTTTTCTCGAAGCTTTACGCCGCTGCACTCAGTGCCACAGAGGGGTTCATCTCTTCCGGCATCGAGTATAACGCCCAGATCGAGAAATACACCACCGGCTTTACCAATATGCTGGGCAGCGCGGAAGCCGCCCAGCAGGTCATGAGCCAAATCCAGGAAGACGCGGCAAAAACCCCGTTTGATGTCGAGTCCCTGACAAAGGCGAACCAATACTTGATCTCTGCAGGCGAGAACGCTTCCTATGCCCGCAGTACCATCATGGCACTGGGCGACGCGGTCTCTGCGACCGGCGGCGGCAACGACGAGCTGAACCGCATGTCCCAGAACCTGCAGCAGATCGCCAACACCGGCAAGGCTACAACGGCTGATATCAAGCAGTTTGCTTATGCCGGCATCGACGTATACGGCATTCTGGCCGACTACACAGGCAAGTCCACCGCTGAAGTGCAGAAGATGACCATCAGTTATGATCTTCTGACGCAGGCTTTGCAGGCTGCTTCCGAAGAGGGCGGGCGTTACTACAACAGCATGGACACCCAGAGCCAGACCATGAATGGCCGCGTGTCTACCCTGAAGGACAACGTGAGCCAGCTGACGGGATTGCTGACCGGCGATTTATCCGGCGGCATCGGCGTTGTAATCGGCAATCTGAACGACATGCTCGTCGCAGCACAGGAAGCTTACAAAACGGACGGCTGGATTGGTCTCGCAGGCGCGATCACCGGCCTGACGGAGCCTATCAACACGGCAAAAAACGCTCTCAAGGACTTCGCAAGCAAAGCCACCACATGGCTGGATCAGCTGAGCTATAAACTCAACCGTTTTCTCGGAAAAGCCGCCACAGCAGACTTCGATACCTACGAAGAGTACGCGGATGCAAATAACCGGAAGAGTAACCGTAACAGGATGCGGGAAAATGCATTAAATGGCATTGGCATCAGCAACAAGAGCTGGTCGGAGCGTCAGGCGGAAGCGGCAGCAGCCAGTGGCAACAGAGGCAGCTCCATTACAACCAGCCCGTCTGGCTCTTCCGCTGGCAAAAAATCCAGATCCTCCGGCTCCAAGTCCACCACCGAAACGGTCATTTCGTCCATCTCCAGCACAGCTACCACCACCGCGCAGAATGCGCTGGGCACTGTGACCACCAGCATCCAGACCCTTACCGAGAAGGTCAAGGACAGCTCCGGCAAGATCAAAGACCGCATCACCGAGACCACCACAACGACCGGCAAGGAGATGGTGAACGGTGTTGCAACAACCTTTAAGCAGGTCGAGACCAAAGTCAACGGCACGGTCACAAAGGTCACAAAGACCTATGATGACATGTCAAAAACGCTGCTGGGCACCTTTACCAACATTTCTGAAACCACCGTTGACGGCATCACCACAAAGGTGCAGCAGGCGGTGGAAAAGTACGCGGACGGCAGCGAGCATATCAAGAAGACCGTCACAGAGACCGGCCAGCGCATCGGCGAGAACGGTGCGGAGACCTACGAGAAGATCATCACCTACATCGACGGCATTCAAGATAAGGTGACGGAGACCTCTACTCTCATCGACAAGAGCGTGAAGGGCACCCAGAACCGCATTGACCAGCAGCTGAGCGAGGCTTCCGGCCAGCTGGATAAGGGCATTTTCGGGCTGGTAAAAAGCGCCTTTAGTGATGCCAAAAACGGCGACTGGGCAGGTCTTGGGCTGGATTTTGTCAATCTGATCTGGGGCGAGGTGTCGCAGGGGCAGCGTGACGTGATCTCTAAGTGGCTTACGGACGCACTGACCGCGGTCAATGAGGGCTACTTCAGCGGTGGCATCGGAAAGGCATTTGATATCTTCCAGAAGCTTTTTTCTGACGGCGGGGTAAAATCCGATATCGACGGTGTGACCAATTCGGTCAAGGCTTTTGGTGAGATCATCGACGGTCTTGCAAAGTCCGGCGGCGTGGGAGGCGCTCTGGGCAGCATCGTGCAGAGTTTTTCCGGCATGGCTGGTGGCATCACGTCTGCGCTGGGCACTATCGTATCTTTCGTTGCAGCAAATCCTATTCTTGCCCTGATCCTGGGCGTGGGCGCTGTCGCTGGCGGCATTGGCCTTGCCATGTGGATGGACAAGAAGAATAATCAGAAGCCTGTCAGCCACTACCAGAGTCCCTTTGACAAGACCGGCGTGTATGACAGTCTTGGTACCTTTTCCACCCGTGCAGCCCTGCAGTACCGCGTTACCGGCCAGCAGTCCATTGTTGACCGGCAGACCAGCATTCTGGAACGCATCGAGGGGATGCTGGACGAGCATCTGCCAGACATCGGCAAGGGTCAGGTGGTCATGGATTCCGGCGAGCTGGTGGGCGTGCTGTCGACCCGTATGGCGACCAACGTAGATGCACGCATCGGCGTGACAGTGGAACGGAAAGCGAGGGGTGTGTAATGGCAAAGCTTCTGGGGGCAAAAATCGGCAATTTTCACACCCTGACAGATTGGGGGCTGTACCTCAAGGTAGGCAGCCCTAAAATCGGCGCGGCAGAACCGGAAGAATACCTTGTGCAGGTCACCGGATCCGATTCACTGCTGAACCTGACCACATGGGACGATGGCAAGGTGCATTACAAAAAGCGAACCATTACGATGGAACTGCTGTGCAACGCGCCAAAAAGCAAGTGGCCCAGCATCGAAAGCACCATCGCCAACGCCATTCATGGCAAGTGGCTGCAGTGCCGCTTTGATGAAGACCCGGCGTGGTACTGGGAAGGGCTTTGGAAAGTCACACCATCCCGCGACCGGCTTTCCAGCGCCTTTACCATCACCGGCACCTGCAACCCCTTCAAGCGCAGCGTCTACGACGGCACCAACGACTGGCTGTGGGATGACTTCAACTTTGAAACGGACATCGTGCGCAACTACACGAATATCCCGCTCAAGGCGGGCGAGGACAAAGAGGTGTCCATCACCGGTGCACCGCGTGCGGCCGGCATCTACTTCCAGCGCAGCGAGACCGCCGCAAACATCGCGGTGTCTCTCAATGGCTTTGAGGTGGGCATTCTGGCCAAGTCCACCGACTGGCAGTATATCGAGGGGCTCACTATGCCGGATGGTGTAGTGGGCACCCTCGTTTTCGCTGCATCGGCAGACTGCAGCATTAGTATTAAATATCTGGGGGCAAGCCTATGAGCTATAAAGTTTATGCTGGTGTGCAGACGGATGTAGACACATGGAAAACTAGGGTCTGTATCCACGATATCAGCGATATTACCGACACGAAAAAGCTCATCAGCCCCACGCTGACCCGCGAAGTGGGTAAAGCTGGCTCTTTTGAGTTTACCATGCCGCTGGGCAATGTGGCACACTCTGCGCTGCAAAAGCTGCGCACTACGGTAGAGGTGGAACAGGACGGCGTTTCCATCTGGCAGGGCCGTCCTATGAGCCATGAGCAGGATTTTTTGATGCGTCAGAAAATCTACTGCGAAGGAGAGCTTGCGTATCTGAATGATAGCGGTCTTGCGCCGTACGCTGCAAAAAATGTGAGCTTTTCGCAATTTTTGGAATGGATCTGCGATAACCACAACGGAATGGTAGATGCATACAAAGCTTTTACTCCTGGCAATGTGCAAATGGACATTCCCATGATCGTGCCCTATATCGACGGCATCAAAGTCGTGCAGGTGGGTTACAGCTACGATTCTAATGATGGAGATTACATTTACCATTGGGGAATTGTAGATCCCGTGGATGGAAAGACGAATATTTTCTATGAGGAAACAGAGATCAACAAAGCTTCCTGCCTGAGCTGGGAAATCGATGAAGAGCACATTGCGGAAGGTCGCATTATTTCACGGATTGGAAGCAACAATTTCCGCGTGCGTCTGTTTGCAGCCTATGTAAAGGGCAAAACGTACGCTGCAAAGGTCGAAGTGAAAAAAGCCGAAATCGTCTGCGGTACTTGCAACAAGAATTTTGGCACGTACTCCATTTATAACGTTGAGCAGGCATCTGAATCCAAGACCTTTAAGATCACCGAGCAAAACGGGAAATACAGCCTTGCTATCAACGGCAAGACGGATCCCCGCTTTTTGTTTGATGTCAAAGAACCTACATACAGCTTTGGCGATGGAAAAAACTACGGCATTACATGGGACATCTTGCAGAGTGAGCTGGTGGAAAAGTACGGCGGATATCTGGTGCTGCGCCATGCAGAGGATCCTAACGGAAAACCGCGCCGGTATCTGGACTATCTGCAGGCGATCACCGATAAAAACAGCCAGACGGTGGCTTTTGGAACAAACCTGCTGGATTTGACCGACTACGTCAAAGCAGAGGATATCTACACGCGGGTGATCGCGGTAGGTGCCAAAAAGATAACATGGCTTGTTTTTTCGTGGGGCGAGACCATCACAGAAACCGCAAACGATCTGGCTGCGCAAAAGCTTTTTGGCATCATCACAAAAGTGATCTTTATTGAAGGCATCGAAAGCACGCCGCAGTCTTTGCTGGATGCGGCAGAGGAAGAACTCGCCAAAAATCTGCGCTATCTGAACGGCATGACGGTCAAAGCGGTCGATCTGAAAGACGCTGATATTGATGTCAGCCGTATTGCGCTTGGAAAGCAAACGCACATTTTCTCTGCACCGCATGGTGTAGATACCTGGCTGCTGTGTTCCAAGCTTGTTGAGCCGTTGGATTCGCCGGATAAAAAGGAGTTTACATTTGGCACTGAGTTTTCCAGCATCAGCGACCTGCAGGCTTTGAGTGCACGCAAAGCGTCCGATGCTTACGATTTGAGTCGATCGCTCAAAGGGTACATGTCAGGCTAATAAGACAGGAGGTGTTTTATGGATAAAACTTTTGATGAAGCCATTGCGGGAATCCGTAAGGCTGAGCGCGGCGTGGAAGTCCGTGAGGACATCGCACAGGGCATGGAGTACGTCAAGCAGTACGCCGAGGAAGTGACAGACCAGCAGCAGGCCGCCCTGCAGGCCGCTCAGACCGCCACCGGAGCAGCCAGCACCGCGACGAAAAAAGCCGCAGCAGCTGTAGAGAGCGAAAGCGCCGCCCGGACCTCCGCCGCCAGCGCAGCCCAAAGCGAACGGTCAGCGTCCGCAGACGCAAAGAGCGCGGGAAGTTCTGCCGCTTCTGCCAAAGCTGAAGCGGACAGGGCTGCGGCTATTGTACGCACCGATAAGACGCTATCTGTTGAGGGCGCCCCGGCTGATGCAAAGGCTGTTGGTGATGCGCTGAAAAACATAAAGCTTCCCGTTGCCACCGCAACCGTGCTGGGCGGTGTCAAGCTGAGTGACGACTTCACGGCAGATGCGGACGGCACACTGCATCTGGCAGGCGGTACTGCCCCGGACCCTTACCCCGTGGGCAGTATTTTTCAAACAGTCAGTACGACCAGCCCCGCCGCACTGTTCGGAGGTACATGGCAGGAGATTGCGCAGAACCGGGTGCTGATGGGTGCGTCCTACGCCCACGCAGCGGGCACCACCGTGGAGGCCGGTCTGCCCAACATCACAGGCAGCTTAATAGAAACGGAAGCAGAGAACTCCCCATTCCGTGGTTCAAAAGCAAGTTTGTCGAAATCAGGAGCTTTAAAATTCACAGAGGTTAATACTGATTGGGGTGGCTACAGTAGTTTGTCAGGTTCGGCGTACAATATTAAATTTGATGCTTCCCTCTCGAATCCAATCTACGGCCGCAGCACCACAGTGCAGCCTGCCGCCTACTATGTGCACATCTGGCGGCGCGTGGCCTGAGAAAGGAGGTTTTGAACCATGAAGATCATTGACGAGACCGGCGCGGTCGTGGAAAACCCCGACCTGACGCTGGGCTACCTGACCGACGACACCGAAGAAGTCACCCACCCCGCCGTAGAGGGCGTGGAGGAGCAGTGGCACTGGGAGACCGTGACCGAGTATCCAAACGGTGGCAAGGACGTGCAGAAGATCATCGACGTGCCGGGCGTTCAGGCGCAGGAGGAATGGGTGGAACAGGTGCCCATCCAGAAGTACGTCCGCTACACCGCCGAAGAGCTGGCCGCGAAGGAAGAAGCACGCAAAAAGGCCGAAGCCCGGGAGAAGCTGCCGGAGACGGTGGCGGCGCTGCAAAAAGAAAACGAGATGTTGAAACAGTGCTTGCTTGAAATGAGCGAGATTGTTTATGCATAAAATCACACAAAAGTTAGAAAGGATGGTATTTATGATGGCGATGTTATGGGCACAGGAAATTATGTCTGCTGAGACTATGGAGGATGCAAAGGCTCTGTACGAGCGCTGCCCCCGCCTGCTGAAGGAGAAGGTCAAGGCGATTCTCATCAAGAGCGGCTTTGAGGAGATCGTACAGGAGGAGTAAGCGATGGAAAAACTTTTGGAATTTCTGGCGGGGCTGGTGAAGGTGCTCTTCGGCTGGGACAGCGAAAGTCCTGCGCCGGAAACGCCCAGAGAGACTACCGTTGAGAAGGCCGTCACCGGCTGGGAGGGCGACCCGCCATACCGGTACATCGATGTGAGCCGCTATCAGGGTGCAATTGACTGGGCGCAGGTGGCAGCGGCAGGCTACAAGGGAGCGATGCTCAAGACGGTGAGCACCAACCGCAAGCTATCCAAGCGGGCAGACGGCCTGTACATCGACCCGACCTTTGAGGACAACTACAAAAACGCCAAAGCGGCAGGGCTTGACGTGGGCGTCTACTACTACACCTACGCCACCAGCGAGGCCATGGCAGATGCAGAGCTTGCCCTGCTGCGGCAGGCGGTCTACGGCAAGGAGATGACCCTTCCGGTGGCGGTGGACGTGGAGGAAAACAAGCTCAAGCAACTGTCCACGCTTGACCTGTCCAACCTTACCGCTTACGCGCTGGAGCAGGTGGAACGGATGGGTTTTTACGCCCAACTGTACACCTACACCGGTTACAAGTACGAGCTGGACATGGCTCGGCTGTCCTCTCGGTGGGACGTGTGGCTTGCCGACTACACTGGCAAGACCCCGAAGGTGGATTTTAAGTACAATGCCCACCAGCACACCAGCAAGGGCGCTGTGCCGGGCATCAGCGGCAACGTTGACCTCAATGTGACCACCATCAACTACCCGAAAATCATTCGCAAGAAGGGCCTGACCCGTCTCCGGGAGGGTAAATGACCGAAAAAGAAGCTTTACTGTGGGTGCTGGGCATCCTGGGCAGCCTGTGCGCTGCGGCCATCACGATTGACAAGGTGCTGGACATCATCCACAAGTACATCAAAAAGGCAAAAGCTCCTGACGATGCGCAGAACAAACGCATTGACGCCATTGAAAAGCGACTGGATGCGGTAGAAGCCGTTTCCACGCAGCACGCCGCAGCCCTTAGACGCGACATGACGCGCTTTGACGGCCTCGATGAAGAAATGCGTCTCGTACTCGTTGGCGTACAAAATCTTTTGGATTCGCAGCTGTCCGGCAACAACCGCGAAGGTATGCAAAAAAGCAAATCCGATATCAACAACTACCTGCTGAAAGGAGCAACAAATCATGGAAGCAATGTTTAACTTTATCCCCGCACCCATCGCACTGGTACTGATGTTCATTGGCTTTGCCGCGCTGGCCGTTGGTGCTATCCGGCTGGGCTACAAGCAGTACGTCAAGAAGTGGGCGCTGGAGCTCGTGACCATTGCTGAGGACAGCATCATGGGCAGCGGTCAGGGTGCTAAGAAAAAGGCACAGGTCTTTGCCGCGCTGCGGGGCGCACTGCCGGACTGGCTGAAGCCTTTCATTACCGATGAAGTGCTGGACAGCGTGATCGAAAAGGCCGTCAGCATGATGAAGAAGGCACTGGCGGAGAAAAAGCCCGCGATCGGGAAGTAAGGAGAATATCATGGCAAGCACTACATACGAGCATTTTGTTGACACCAACAAAATGTACGCCGCACAAGAGCAATTTCGGCACATCACGAAAATGGTGACAAAACGTCACCATATTGCCGTGCTTGGCAATATGGTGCGCAACGCCGGACAGCTTCCGCAGCCCTTCTGGCTCGGTGCTGCCTGTGGCGGCGGCTCGCGTAGTCTTTCCGCCAGCGTTGCAAGGGCTTAATGCAGAACAGATAAAAGCTGTGATAAAACGTGCGCCGCTTGGGAGGTATGACCGGAAAATCGCCCGGTTGCGGTACGTTGACCAGCTATGCCAAGTTGATATTGCAGCGCGTGTGCCGTATTGTCGGACATCAATCGGCAATAGGCTGAAAATTATTGATAAAATGCTGGATGTGTGATATCATAATCTTAATTGGATGTGATTTCTCACGAAACGCATTGAAGCGGCAGGCTTTCGGGTCTGCTGCTTTTCTTTTTGCACGGATTGTGGTATAATATTCTCAACAAATCCACCCGGCTTCTCGAAGAAGCGCAAGAGGGTGGATATTTGATACAGTCTCCCGCCCGCCTACTTGCAGTGCGTACCATGCGGGAGACGATTTTATACGAATTATGGCAAATAAAATATATCACTTTTTGTCCCGTGTTTTGTTCGCTCTGATTATTTTTGGGGCGGCATCAAGCGTTCTAAAAACCGTCCTTCCGTTTTGGCATAGTGCATTTATAGGCGTGGTTTTATCAGTATATGCGTCTTTGCATTATACGCCATACGATTTATGATTTGAAAGGCTACGACCTTTGTAGAGAGCGGCATTGCCTGTGGGCAGTTCCGCTCTTGATTTTATAAAAAATCCCCTGCTTTGCCGAAGCCCTGCGTGCCACGCGGGGCACTTTGTAGGCAAAGTGGGGGATTTTTCATTTATATACATTTTTTCGAGCGCTCATGCGGATTTTTCCGTGTGGGCGCTTTTCTTGCTTTACAGAAGATTATAATGCTCCGCCAGCAAAAGGCGGACGTATGCCGGGCACGCACGCTTTTCGCCGCACCAGTCCTGCACGGTTCGCAGCGGAATGCCTGCCTGCTTTGCAAATGCGGTCTGCGACAGACCAGTGCGGGCCACCAGCTCACGCATTGGAAGATGAGCTAAATCCCAGATGGTGGACAGTCTTGCCTTCTCGGCATCCAGATCCACGCGCCCGTCGGCATCATCCGGGATGCTGAGGGTGACATTGTTGAGGAACGCTGCCCGGGATGTTTTCGGGTCGGTTGCGATAGCGAACAGTTCTGCGGTAGTATACATAGTTTTCTCCTTCTTAAATCTCCCCGGTCGATGTTCGCACATCGGCTGGGGACTTTTCTTTACTCCATATCTTCCAGAGCTTCAAGATACTTCGGGTAAAGATCTTCCACGACGGCCTGTCTCTCAACGTCGTCCAGATTGCCGTTCATGAGTGCCTCACCCTCTTCATCGGAGAGTTCGATGCTGGTAGTGACCATCAGGTCGCGAGCGTCCAGATGAGAGGTCTTGACGTCGCCATCATCGGTAAGGTGCGCGTAAATCATCCAAACGCCGTTGTCGCACTCAATTTCGGTACCGGTGGCCATAACCTTAGTTGCGAACTCGTCAGCAGTAAGCTTTTTCATAATTGTTACCTCCATGTGTTTGTTCGGGGTCTTTCACTGTCTTTATTATACACGCATTGCGTGTAATTGCCAAGACTTTTTTGAAAATTTTATACGCGTTGCGTGCAAATGCTTGAGCGCCCATACAGCCCTGTGCTGTGTGGGCGCTTTTCTTTTTTGTCCTTCGTTGTACCTTCGTTGTCTCTCCCAGCGGTTAAAAAAAGTACACTGGGCGCAAAGGGAGGGGGCACCATGTGGCACAGGTTTAACCCAAACCCGCGCGGGAGCAGCGTCGGGGACTGCGTAGTGCGGGCGGTAGCTGCGGCCACCGGTCAGAGCTGGGAGCAAGCGTATATTGCGCTGGCGCTCACCGGCTACGCCCTCGGCGATATGCCCAGCGCCAACCGCACATGGGGCGCGTACCTTCAAAAGCTCGGGTTCAAGCGCTGTTTGGTGGAGGCAGACTGCACCACCTGTTACACCGTGGCAGATTTTGCCCGGGAGTACCCTCGCGGCGTGTATGTGCTAGGCTGCTCCGGCCACGTTCTAACCGTCATCGACGGTGCGTGGTGGGACAGCTGGGACAGTGGCGCGGAATGCCCAATTTACTACTGGTATAAGGAGGAGTAAACGATGCCTTACAATCCGTATGCGTATCAGATGCCGACATACTACGGCCAGCCAATGCCAGACAACCTCACTCAACTCAGGCAGGGAGTGGGCTATCAGTCTCCCATGATGCAGCAGCCGACAGCACAGACAGCACAGGCTACGCCCTCCATCATCTGGGTGCAGGGAGAAGAGGGCGCAAAAGCCTATATGGTCGCCGCAGGCAACAGCGTACTGCTGATGGACAGCGAAAACAGCGCTTTTTACATCAAGAGCACCGACACCAGCGGGATGCCGCTGCCTCTCCGCGTCTTTGACTACAAGGAACGCACCACGGCGACAAAAATGCCCCCTCAGACGGCGCAGCAGCCCGGCGGGGAATTTGTCACCCGAGCAGAGTTTGACGCTCTGGCAGCCCGCTGTGCGGCGCTGGAAAAGCAAGAGCCCACAAAGCCTGAAACGGAGGTCAAGTAATTATGGCAAACCCTCTTTTTAACGTTCTGAGCGGCGGTATGCCTGCCATGTCCGGCCCTATGGGCCAGTTTGGTCAGATGATGCAGCAGTTCCAGCAGTTCCGTTCAAACTTTCAAGGCGACCCGAAAGCAGAGGTGCAAAAGCTCTTGCAATCAGGCAAAATGTCACAAAACCAGCTGAACCAGCTGCAGGCGATGGCGCAGCAGTTTCAGCAGTTTCTTCATTAAGTCGTAACCGTGGCCACGGTTCAAGCATAAAAATCATTCAAAACATACGAAAGGAGTACAAAAATGTCTCTTTCTTCCGATTCTGCGGTTCTGACCATGCCTGTTCAGCCTGCAAACACCAACGGCGGCAACGGCTTTGGCTTTGGCAATGATGGCGCATGGTGGATCATCATCCTGTTCCTGTTCGCCTTCTGCGGCGGCTGGGGCGGCAACTGGGGCGGCAATGGCAACACCGGTGCCGGTGTCGTTGACGGCTACGTCCTGACTTCCGATTTTGCCAACATCGAGCGCAAGATGGATGGTATCAACAACGGCATGTGTGATGGCTTCTACCAGCAGGCGCAGCTTGTCAACGGCGTGCAGCAGACCGTGAACAACGGCTTTATGTCCGCAGAGATCAGCCGCGCAAACCAGCAGGCGGCGTTCATGCAGCAGCTGTTTGCCATGCAGATGCAGCAGCAGGAGTGCTGCTGCGAGAACCGCTCTGCCATTCAGGGTGTCAACTACAATTTGGCCACCCAGTCCTGCGAGACCCGGAACACGGTGCAGAACACCACCCGGGACATCATCGACAACCAGAACCAGAACGCCCGCGCCATCCTTGACGCCCTGACCGCACAGCGCATCGAGGCAAAGGACGCAAAGATCGCTGAGCAGGGTCAGCAGCTGTTCGCAGCACAGCTTGCGGCATCTCAGGCAGCCCAGAACGAAACGCTCAAGGCCTACATGAGCGGTCAGCTGGCCTACTACAATCCGCGCCCCGTGCCCGCATTCCAGGTTCCTGCACCTTACCAGTACGGTAACTGCGGCACCGGTTGCGGCTGCGGCAGCTGCGCATAACCGAATCACGACAGCTTTTTGAGTGGTTGTTTCCAAAATGGAAATGCCCACATCAAAATGTTCAGCCCCTGAGCTGATTTTGCAAACCAGAGCGCCGGGGCAGCGGTCCCGGCGTTTTTCTATGAAAGGAGCCGATAAAATGGCTGAATTTAGCAACTCCAACACCGTCATCGTGGCGGCGGGTGAAAACCTTCCCCTGACCGAGACCGCAGTGAAAGCCCCTGCTTGTATCGTGCACCGTGAGGGAAGCGGCCTTGTGACCTTGCGCGGTCTGACCAGCGGGCAGTGCCGGGCCCGTTTCAAAGTAAGCTTTGGCGGCAATATCGCCATTCCCACCGGCGGCACTGTGGGGCCCGTTTCCGTGGCGCTGGCTGTCGGCGGTGAGTCACTCAACAGCGCAACCGCCATTGTCACCCCGGCGGCAGTCGAAAATTACTTCAACGTTTTCGTGGCCGCTTTCATCGAGGTGCCGCGCGGTTGCTGCGTGACCGTGGCGGTTAAAAACACCAGTACACAGGCAGTCAGCATTGCAAACAGCAATCTGATCGTTGAGCGGGTAGCATAAGAAAGGAGATAAAGTCATGCTGGATAAACTGAATCATCTGAAGGATGAGATGTGCGACGAGCTCATGGAGCTGACCGACAAAAAGAACCGTTCCCCTGGTGATGTTGAGATGATCGGAGAGATCGTGGATATCATTCTGGACATCCACCGCATCGAGGACTACCGCGAGGGCGGCGAGTACAGCCGTGCGGGCGAGTGGGAAGCTGACATGCGCGGATCCTTCAGCCGCGATGCCGGAAACGGTTACAACCGGGGCAACAGCTACGCCAACCGTGGCCGGCACTATGTTCGTGGGCACTACTCCCGCACGGATGGCCGTGAGCGCATGATCTCTGACATTGAGGACATGATGCAGGAAGCCACCGGTGCAGAGCGTGACGCCTACAAGCGGGCAGCTGACATCTTACGCAACGCATAAGAAAGGGGGCGGCAGGCATGGACATTGACGAGATCAATGAGCACATCCGCAAGCTCAAGTGCGAGGAAACCAGCTGGCAGAGCGTCAACAAGCTTGCCGCCCTCTGCACTGTGCGGGACGAGCTGGAAGAAAAGCAGGCACCTGAAACGCAGACCCAGGCATCGCCGCCCACGGATTACCGGGCGGCGTACTCCACGGCAACGGAACCGCAAAGCGATTTTGTGGCGGCTGCCAGCTCTGTTCCTTTCGGCGGTCTGATGCAGGTGCTTGACGAGCACATGAAGGCAATAAAGCTGGTGTACCCGAAAGAGTACGAGCTGGTCATGAGGAAGATTTCTAACGTAATAAGAAACCAACAAGCGACCAACCTGTAAAAATAAATCGTTATATCGAATAAATATATTGATTTGTAATCAGTGGGTTGCAGGTTCAACTCCTGTCACCAGCTCCAAAAAGCCGCTCAGGAACGTTGATTTCTGGGCGGCTTTTGCTTTTGTGTTTTTGCTTTCGGCACAAAAATCCAAAAATTCCGCAAAAGATGTTGACAAACTACCATCCGGGTGGTAATATATACAGGCAATCCATGGACTGCAAAACTGAATATGGGCGTGTTCCCGAGTGGCCAATGGGGACAGACTGTAAATCTGCTGCTTTCAGCTTCGGTGGTTCGAATCCACCCGCGCCCACCAAACAAGAAAAATCCGAACCTGTTTCCGATTGGAGAAGGGTTCGGATTTTTCGTTTTCTTTGGGTACAGCAATGAAGGCTCCCGTGGACGGCGCAAAACTCCGATACCTTGTCATAGACCGTAAGCTGATAACAAGATTTGGAGGGTATGATTATGAAGTACGATGCAAGAGCCTGCCATTTCAACATGGACACCGGGTGCGTGGAGCTGCTGCTCCGGGATGGGAGAATGATCTATATTGACTGCACCGGGGTCGAGGATGCGCTGGATGTGACTATGGCGCAGAGGGCAGAGTTAGATTATCTCATCTACAATGACCCGCTGGGCTACGCCGATTTGATTCTGAACGGTGACCCAGAGGAATATTTGAAAAATGCAGCCGGGAGCCATGGGTTAGAAGATTAAGGACAAAAAAATAAGAGGTGTGCCCAACTGGACACACCTCGGTGAGATACATCTATGTAAGGCAGGGCGTTCCTTTCATCGGGAGCGTCCTGCTGTTTTTATGCTGCAACAGGCAAGGCTTGTAGTGCTTTCTGCTCTTTCAGCCATTCCTCATATTCACGCTGGCCTTCCTCACTGTTGAAAAACTCAACCATGGAGGGATAAAAGCAACGCGCAAGGGTCTTGATCGCTTCATCCGGGTAGCCGGATTTGTTCGACTTCTTCTTTTTGTTCAAATGGTATCCTCCGAAAATCAAAGTTCCATATTCTGTCCACGCTTGTGGTTTCGCTGCGGCACATTCATGGTGCGCTCCTGCTTGGGGGCAAGAATCTTTTCCAGAAAGCTGCGCACCAGTTCAGGAGCACGGTGGAGAGCATCCAGATAGGGTTTCACGTCGTACCACAGGTCGTGGTACTTGTTACTCCAACGAACGGCCTCCTTCTTGGCGGTGGAAAGTTCTTCTTTCAAGCGGCGGTTCTCTACGTCCATCATATAGCCGTGGTCGGCTTGCTTTTTCAGCTTGGAAAATTCTTCTTCGGTCAGCGAGTAGTTACCGAGAAAGGTGCGCTTGCCGATATAATCCAGATCACGCGCATGAATGAGGGCTTCTTTCGTGAGCGTGGTCTTTTTCTGAATGGAGGCAAGTTCTTTCTCCTTTTGGGAGAGGGTCTGACTGGTTTTAGCAAGCGATTGTACCTGCTGATTGGCTTGAGCGGTCAGGGCGTCCAGCCGCTCCTGCTCCCGCTGGACTTTGAACTGAGTGACAGTCAGGTGTTCTTCGGTGCTGCCACGTTCGCCGCGCTCCACATCGGTGTACCCGGCAGAGCGCATATAGTTGAAGAAATCGTCTTGCAGGATGCTGTACGACTTCTTCAGGACTGGCTTGCCGTTCTTTTGCAGCACGGGCTTTCCGGCATCGTCCAGCAGGGGCTTGGATGCCCACTTCTTGCTCCGGCTGACCTGCATGACAGTCTCCTTGACGGTGCCGACCAGTGCCTTGTCCTTGCAGCGTTTCGACCACAGAATCTGCTTTTCCACCACAGGCACATAGACCACATGGAGGTGGTAGTGGTAAACTTCGCAGCCTAGTGCTTCGGTCATGGCACGGTTGATCTCATCGGCGTGCATGACTGCCGAGAGGATATACTGCTCACCACCCACGATCTGAACGGCTGCTTTGTAGGCATTCTCATAGAACTGCTTGGCGAACTCATAGCCGCCGTGGTTGTCAAAATAGGCCGAGTTGACATCAAAGACAAGTTCACAGTAGTGGTTGGCATCCGGCTTCAGGCCGCGCGTTGAAATCGTACCAGCGGTTTCCAGTTGGGCGAACAGGTCAGTGTAGCTGGCGGTTGGCTTTTTGAAGTGGACGTTCCATGAGGTGCGCTGGGGGATAATGTCGGGGTTTCGATAGCTGTCCTTTTCGCGCTCGTT